AAAAGAACTGGCCACTGCGATATGGTAGAATATTACTTATGACCGATCAAGATCATGATGGTTCTCATATTAAAGGTCTAATAATGAATTTGTTTGATAGTTTGTGGCAATCATTATTAAATTTAGGTTTTATATGTAGTATGGCAACTCCTATAGTAAAAGCATTTAAAGGAAGTGATATAGAAACATTTTATACACTACAAGATTATGAAAAATGGAAAGATACTAATAATAAAAATAATAAGTGGAGAGTTAAATATTATAAAGGTTTAGGTACTTCATCGACACAAGAAGCAAAAGAATATTTTAGAGACCTTAAAATTATTACATATGAACCAGACACCGCATCCATACCAGATAATAATGATGATATTAAAAGTAGTTCAAGTCTTAATAGTCAAAGTAATAGCAAAAGTAATAATAATGATGATATAAAATCATTTTCAATTCAAGTAGAAAATAGATTAGATTTAGCATTTAATAAAAAGAGAACTGATCATAGAAAACAGTGGTTAGAAGGATATGATAGAAATATATATCCGGATTATAGTGTAAAGAATTTAACATTTAATAAATTTGTAGATGAAGAATTAATTCACTTCTCAAATGAAGATAATGATCGTTCTATTCCAAATATTATGGATGGTCTAAAACCGTCTCAAAGAAAAGTTATATATGCGTGTTTCAAAAGAAATTTAAAAAATGAAATAAAAGTTGCACAATTAGCAGGGTACGTATCTGAAAATGCGGCATATCATCATGGTGAAGTATCATTAGAGCATTGTATTAAAAATATGGCACAAAACTTTGTCGGTTCTAATAATATTAATACATTATTACCAATAGGTCAGTTCGGATGTTTATCACCAGATACACCTATAATTATGTGGGATGGTTCTAGTAAAAGAGCCGATGAAATTAAACAAGGAGATAAACTAATAGGTGATGATGGTTCTGATAGAACTGTATTAAATATTACTAAAGGAGAAGATGAAATGTTTAAAATAGATGTTGAAGATGGAAATACTTACACCGTAAATAGTCAACATATATTAACTCTATACTTTAAAAACAATAATAAAATATATTGGAAAGAATCATCAAGTTCATATAGGTTGAGATATTTTAATGGAACAAAAATTAAAGAAGTTACAGTAGGATGTAATCAACGTAAAACAAAATTAGATAATCATTTTAATAAATCAACTATAACGAAAGAAGAAGCATATGAAAAAATATTAAAAATACAAAATGATAATATTCAGTTATATAAGTGTAGTGATACTATTGATATTAAATTAGTAGACTATTTAAAATTATCAAAAACTAATAAAGAGGATTTATATATGATTTCCAATACTTCTTGTATTGATTGGGAATATAAAGAAATTCCTATAGATCCTTATATATTGGGAATATGGTTAGGAGACGGTAAACATGATGGTTCTGGATATACTTCTATTGATGAAGAACTTATTAAAGAATTTGTATTATATGCTGATACTATAAATTGTGAGATGATACATCATACATCACATAATAATAATGAAAATTATACATATGGTATTAGAAGAAAATCATCAGGTTATAAAGTATCTATAGGTGATATAGATCATAATGAAGAAATGTGTACAGGTTGTTTAACATCAAATGTTAAATCTCCTATATGTAATTTCCATTTTGAAAAGGCACCATATATAGAACAATATGGACATACATCAAATGGTCAATATCGTAATGATTTAAATCCATTTAAAGAAATTCTAAAGAAAAATAATTTATTCAAAAATAAGCATATACCAAAAACGTATTTAATAAATGATAGAAATACACGATTACAATTATTAGCAGGATTTATAGACACAGATGGAACATTAAAAACATTAAATAATAACGGTCAAATATCACAAAGATATGAGATATCACAATCTAAAAGACTTCACTCAAATCTAATATATGAATTAGAGTTTTTATGTAAAAGTTTAGGATTTGCTACAACTATTAGTGAATATAGAACTAATGAAAAAACTAAAAAAGGAGAAGATAAAACTATGCTTTCGATATTAATATCAGGTTCAAATATTCACGAAATTCCGACAAAATTACCAAGAAAGAAAGCACAAGATAATCGCAATATACGTGTATTGTATTATAATAATTATAAACGCTTTTCAATAAATGCGTTAGGTATTAATAAGTTTAATGGATGGATGATAGATAAGAATGAAAGATTTTTACTTGGTAATTTTATAGTTACACATAATAGTCGTATAAGTGGAGGTAAAGACGCTGCACAATCTCGTTATATCTTTACTTGTTTAAATACTATAACACGCTCATTATATAATAAGGATGATGACCAATTATGCGACTATCTAAATGATGATGGTTTTCCTATAGAACCTAAATATTATTATCCTATATTACCAATGATTGCTATAAATGGTTCTAGTGGCATTGGAACAGGTTTTTCAACCGAAATACCTTGTCATAATCCATTAGATATATCAAAATACATACGAAATAAAATATTGGGCAATAATACCGATAATATTAATATTAATTTATGGTATCGTGGATTTAAAGGTAAAATAAAACAACATAATGGTGGATATATAACAGAAGGTATATTTGAATGGATTAATGATAATACAGTAAGAGTAAAAGAACTACCAGTAGGTAAATGGACTGAAGATTATATAGAATATTTAGAAAAAGTTTCGATAGAAAGAGGTAAAGATGATGAAAAACAATTTGTTAAATCTTATCAAGATAATTCAACGGAATCAACAATAGATATAACTATTAAATGTGATGAAGATTTTATAGATAAATGGAGATATAAAACAAATAAAGATGGTATAAATGAATTATTAAGTCGATTAAAATTAACAACTACACTATCTACAAGTAATATGCATACTTTTGATGAAAACAGTAAAATAAAGAAATGGTCATCTATTAAAGAATTAGTAGATTATTGGTTTCATCATCGTATTACTATATATGTAAAAAGACATCAATATTTATTAGATATACTTAAAAAGGATTTGGAAATGATAAGTTGGAAAGTGAAATTTATATTAGAAATAGTTGATAATAAATTAGAAATTAGAAATAAAAAGAAAGCAGAAATAACAAAGTCATTAGAAAATAAAGGTTATCCTAAATTATCAAATGATAATTATGATTATCTATTAACGATGGATTTATATAAATTAAGTTATGAAGAAGTTGAAGAATTAAAGAAAAAGAAAGATAATAAACAAAGTGAATATGATATATTATTAAATAAGAAACCATGTGATTTATGGATAGAAGATTTAGACCAGTTTGATAATGAATATAGTAAATCATTAGAGGAATATAATAAAGAACAATTAAATAATATAGTAAAAAAGAAGAAAAAAAGTGGAAAATAAACTATATAAAAAAGGCTTAATATTATAGAATATATCATTTTTTTTATGAGTAATGATAAATTCTTTTGCTCGAATTGTGGCGCACATAGTCATCAAATGAAAAATTGCACAGAACCAATAACTAGTTGTGGAATAATATTATATACATATGACGTAAAGAAGCAAAAGTTAATGTATTTAATGATGTGTCGAAAACATACAATAGGATTTGTTGAATTAATTAGAGGTAAATATAATCAACATGATTCACAATATTTACATATATTATGTAAAGTATTAACGAATAGTGAAGCACAAATGTGTTTAGATAAAAGTCATACTGAATTATGGAATGAAATGTGGAAAGATAAACCATTAAAATCTGAATATTGGAAGAAGGAATTTAAAAATGCAGAAAATAAATGGAATAATTCAATCGAAAATATAAAATTAAATATATTACAATCTAATTTTCGTTATGAATATCCTGAATGGGGTTTTCCTAAAGGAAGACGAAGTTATAAAGAAAAAAGTATTCAAACAGCTATGCGTGAATTATATGAAGAAACTTATATTTCTGCAGATTCATATACTATTTTAAATAGTGAACCAATTACGGAAGAATATATAAGTTATGATGGAAATAGTTATAGAAATATATATTATATAGCCCGTTTAAATACATGGGTAAATTTAAATATACCTGAACATAATGAAGTTAGTAGAGTAAGATTATTAACATATGATACATGTATAAATAGAATAAGAAATTATGAACCACATAAGAAAGAGTTATTAGAAAAAGTAAATAAAATATTACGACAACATCATAATATAACAACTAAATAAAATAATAATATATTTATTTTTATGACTATATTATAAATATATTATAATAATAATGGAGACGGCAGATGATATAATAAAAAAATTGAATAATTGTAAGACGAAGGAAGAAAGAATAGAATTAGAAAATAAATTAGATAATATAAGACGGAAAATAGAAAAAGATGAGAGAGATATATTTTTAAAAGAAAAAAATTTAATATCCGGACTTGATAATAAATTTAATTATTATCCTGATCAATATGATCCTGACTTTAATCAAAAGATTTTTAATAAAAAAGAATTTAGAGATCATAGTACCGATAAACGAACAAAAATAGCACAATCTATTATAGATGAACTCATTTTTAAAAAAACTTATAGCCAAAACTTCACATCTAATTATATATCCTCACATACTCCTTATAATGGTATATTATTATGGCATGGTGTAGGTATAGGTAAAACATGTACCGCATTATCAATAGCAGAGAATTTTCATGATTATATAGTATCTCATAAAAAGAAGATAATTATATTAACGCCATCAGATACATTGAGAGAAACATGGAGAAATGAAATATTTAATATTGAACGTGAAATCAATAAATATAAACAAAATATTACTAGTAATGTTCAATGTACCGGAGATAGATATACAAAAGAATTTCATATAGATTGGAAAACGATTGCGAAAGTAGATAAAAGTAAAATGGATGAAACTTATAATAAAATAAGAAAGAATGTAGCAAAAGTCATAAATAAATATTATGAAATATTGGGTTATCAAATGTTAGTTAATAAAGTAGAAAATGAAATGATACAAAAAAATATATTAGATGAAGAATATAATGTTTTAGATGAATCAAAACAGATCGACTATATACGTAAAAGATTTTCTAATACCGTTATTATTATGGATGAAGCACATTTTATAAGAGATAGTGCAGTTAATAAAATGGATGTTGATGTAAATCAAAAAGATACAAAAACAAAACTAGCAACACCTTATATAGAAATGATTGCTAGA